CCAGCAGCGCCTGCGAGTGCCCCTGTAGCGCCCAAGCCACCTAGATATTCTCCACCTAAAGCACCAGCGTTAGTAATACCTCCGGTAAGAGCACCAGTTTGCCCTAAACCGCCCGCATATTCGCCCCCAAGCAGAGCAGCATCAGAAATACCTGCTCCAGCACCCGCGCCACCTAGCAAACCTAGTTGATTAGCGCCATAATAACCGCCAGCGGCTAAAGCAGCAAGCTGCAAAGGGCTGAGACCTGTTGTCTTAGAAATACCGTTAACAATATCTGTTACGCCACCAAAGACACCCCCAGTACTAGAGGGAATAGGCATAACACCTACATTTTTTTGGTCAATAAGATTACCAGCGGTATCATACTGAGTAATTGTGGTCTTACCGTCTGCTCCGGTAGTATACTGAGCAAACTGAGTTGGTCGTCCATACTCATCGGGATTGATGCCCGTCATGCCAGGTATGTTTTGATAATTGCTAACATTAATTTTATTAGCAGCAGGAGCACCATTGATTACGCCTGTCTGAGCGGCAGCGGCCTGCACCTGACTCTCAGGAATACCCAGATTCTGAGCGGCCTTAAGCACATCCTGATAACCAAGATTACTGCCTGCTTGAGTAGCAAAATCTTTTATGATTTGATTGATATAAGCTTGAGAATAGTCTGCCATGTTAATCTTTCAATAAATAAATTTAAGCAATAGCAACATAAATATATGAACTACCTGATGAATTAAATGGAGAAGTTGTTTTTAATCCAAAACCTGAAGCTTGATAACTAAGACCATTTAAATAAAATTCCATTGCATTCAGATTAGCTATTAGATAATTATCTGTACCTGAATAAATTCCTCGGGCTGTATCAAACATATACCATGATCCGTTTGTATCTATTTGTTTAATTAAAATAAATCTAGCACCTGTTGTAAAGTTACAATTAATTGTTTGATTTGCACTATTACCTGTATAAGATCCACAAGAAATTATATTTTCTGTTCCAGTAAATCCAAAGCCTCCTGCGTTGTGGGCAAATAGGTAGGCAACGTATGTTGCGCCGTTTGTGTTAAACGCTACGCTACTTTGGTCATAAACATAATTAGGGGCAAACTGTATAACAGTGTGCAATCCTGTATAATTTCCACTTGTTGCTGCATTAGTGCTATTGAGAACAAAATTGGAAAAAGAAGAAGCTATGCCACTACCTATGTGCCAAACACCCCAATTTGAAGTGGAGTCAGTGCGCTTAATAACTATCATACCTGGCAGCGATCCCAAAGAATGATTGACTCTTAATGCTGTGTTCCCATTTCCCGTATACGTAACAACATCAAAGAACTTTGGCTGCTTGCGGAATGTCCATGAGATATAATTAACGCCTGATGCATTTACTTGACTTCCGGTTGCATCTGCGCCAAGGGAATAACCATTAGTATTAAACGCCGTAATACTATCGGTGTATGTTGTTTGCGGATTTATATCGTTTGAGAAAAGTGCTTTATTAGCGCCACGAACTGTGTCTTCAAGGTTGTGGTATTCCGTGGAACTTCTGCTTTTAGTCCAAACCAAACCACCTTTACCAGATAAGTTAATGCCATTAGTAATGGTTTTTGTAGAGCCATTGCCTGTATAAATATAAGGACTAAATACATCAGTAGCATAAACGGGAATATTAGTACCGCCATAAGCATCGGCAGTAATAACACCTGTTGTTGAATATAAAGACATAATCTTATTTATAAGGAGTTACAGAAGCCAAAACTGTATAAGTAGCACTTGCTGTCTTAATAATCGCAAAACGATAGATATCGAGACCGCTGGTATTGCCAGAAGTAGGAGCACTTCCGAGCCACTTAGGTGTTACTGATGTGCCATCAATAGTCATTGCGCTTTGATAATAAGCTGTAGAACCTTGAGTTGTAATCAAAGTACAGGTAACAGCCTGACCAACAGACAAGGCAGTATTAAGACTTGTGCCACTTGAGAAAGCAACATTCAATGTCCAGTTATTTGCAGCATTGCTGGTATAGTACTGAATAGAACCAGATTGAACATAAAAATTAGTTGTTGATGAAGGCGCAGAAGCAACAACATTAACAACCTCGTTTGCATCCAATAAAGTCAGGGCAAAAGTACTGGAGGTTCCATTAAATGTTTGAGTGCCTGTCCAAGTATTTGCAGCCGTAAGACTGATTAAATCAGTACTGTCTGCTTTAGTTGCAACAGCAGTAGCAATGTTATTGAATTCAGTATCAATTTCAGTGCCTTTAACAATCTTTAAAGGATTACCAGATGCAAGACTGTCTTTACTTGCAAAGTTAGTACTTTTTGTATAGTTTGACATAGTTAGTCCTTAAACAATCTTTCCGTTTTTGGCTTGTATTTCAATTTTTTGGATACTTAGAGCAGAATTTGAAATGTCTGATTCATAACCCACTTGAATAACTTTACCTGATCCAGTAGGATAAGCTTTTAATGTTTGTAGAGAAATGCCAGCAGAGTATTCTGCTGTAGTATTATATTCTGCTACACCATAATATGATACGCCTTGAGATGGAATTAATACATTAGAAGAATAATAATTACCACTGAAATCATAACCCCATTTCATTGTTACATATTGGTCAGAACCGCCAATAACAACAGTTGAGAGTCGTTTAAGAATAGAAGTTACAGAAGGTGCACCAAGGTCAGTATGGTTAGTAAAATATTGAAAACGATAAGAAGATCCATTATCTTGATAACCAGTATACGTTCCAATATATCCTTCTTTACCTATCAGCATTGTTCCATCTGCTTTTTGTAGAAAAGAACGAGGCTGAATAGAATCCCATGTTGTTACTCGTGCAGAACCATCTTCTAACATTGCTTTCATATCAAAACAGTATACTGTCTTAAGAACGGGTAATGTCAGAAGATAAAAACCTTCAATAGGATTATAAACTGCTTTAATAGTTGCTTTATCTTCACCAGCAACAGCAGTCATCAAATCCTTACGAACATTCTTAGACAAGTCACGCAAAGGAGCAGACTTTTCTTGGATTGTACGTAAGATGCTACGAACACCTGTATCTGACAAAAAGATAACGTCTGTGCCTGTTTCAACCACTGAATCACGAGCAATACAACCAATACCAGCAATAGTGTCGTACAAAGTCATTGTAGAAGGAGACGTAGCACCTTGATAAATCAGAATGTTACGAGTACCGAAGATAAACAAGAAGCCATTATGAGAAGCCAAGGCTGTAATAGTATCGCCACCTTTAGGCCATACTGTCGTTGTATCTAATGTACCTGATGTACCAGTACCCCATTTTTGGGGATTTTTAAGATCAGACCATTGAACAGTTACTTTATCTGTGGTTGTGTCAGCATTCCAGATACGACCATAAGCAGTAATAACAATATTGGCTTGTTGAACTGTACCATTATATCCAGACTCTTGGTCTACTCGGTAATAAGTAGTCGTAGAAGTGCCAGGATCAAAGCCGATAGGTACATGACCACGTTGATAAAAGTACAGATCACCATCAAGGTAGGCAGTAGACCAATTATCAGCAGTAATTGTAGGAGCTGTTCCTACACCGTTAAAAGTTACTTGTGAAAGAACACCACCGGAAAGCTTAAAGATCTTGTTATTACCCGCACACAGAGTATATGAAGTACCGTCTCTATCTATTAATTCAGCAATGGTTTTAACATTAGCAGTACCCAAAGCAGCAAGAGTGGAATGAGCAGGGGTCCAACCTTTACGAGCACCTACACGACCATACTGGTCAATCACACAATTGTTAGCAACTAAAGCATAGCCAGAGGCCAAGTCAAGAGACGAGTCCTGAGTATTCAACCCATAAAAGCCTGGGGCTGTGATTGAAAAGGCTTGTAGTTGTTGTGCCATTACACTGCCTCAAAAGAATCATTTTCAGGTGAACGGGCCAACTCCAAAGCAATCAAGTCAGACATAGAAGATCTAGCCAGTGCATAAGCCTCTGAACTAGACAAACCACCGTCTTCACCACGCTCCACCAAGGCACGAGCATAAGCATTCAGAACGATAGGTTCTTTAGCTAATTTAGTTGTGTCCGTATCAGAAGTAAAATCTTCTTCTGGAACAATCAAGCTAAACCGAATGCTGTACGCATTATCAGGTACAGGCCAGAACTTAATCTGAGTGTCTCCGTTAGTATCAACACCCTGCATGGTGTAATACATGGGGAGTGCTCTAATGGGAGTGGGAATGGTATAATAAAAGTTGTCATGGTCTGTATGCGAGAGCGGTGTCAACTGATAATAGTTTGTTGTATTGATAACATCCATAATCTTAAACCGACGACCAGCACCAGTAAGACTATAGTTTCCCACCTGACCAGCAATAGCCGAAACCGTTACTGCTGCATTAAACGCATCCCAATCATAAGCATCAGCAACTTGACGCTTTGCATCATTGACAAATCGACCTACCAACAAGGAAAGTGAGTTGTCGCTCACTGAAGTGACTTGAGGTTCCCGCAAACGAGCAAGAACATCATTCACCAGTGAAAGATAGGTTGAAAGGGCCATGATTATTTAGATTTTTTCTTGGCTTTACCAGCTTCACTCATTGCAATAGCGATAGCTTGTTTACGCGAGGTAACCATTGGGCCTTTTTTGCTGCCTGAGTGAAGTTTACCTTCTTTGTACTCAGTCATAACTTTGCCCATCTTCTTGTCAGCCATTGTAGGTTTCTTCATGGTAAATCCTTACTTAAGTGTGAGTTGATATAAAATGTTTTGATACAGACCAACAATCTCATCAATAACATTATGCAAAGAAGTCTCAGTACGGGGAGCAATGCTTTGTCGATTGCTTTCAATCCACTCCATCTGAGCACGGAGAACCTCAGAGATAGTACCTTTATATTTGTTAGGCACAACAGGAATTTCTAGACGAATGTTATAACGACCCATGTACTGCTGTGCAAAGTTATCAGCCAGGGGAATAATACCGTCATAGAAC